TAGAAGAGCATGTCTATCAAACATGATAAAAATCAGAGTCCCGGCGATCCCTCGTTTACCACGAGAAAATGCGCGAGGGTCTGCTGACCCCATGGTATAGATAGGTGCCTTTTCTCTAGTAATTGAGTAGGAAATAGCTTGTAGTTCAGCTACAATCTTATTAGCGAAAACACCCTTAATATCTACTCCAGAGAAGCTATTGTAGCTTGCTGAATAGGGACTAGCAGTAGGTGCCATTTACATACACACTCCTTAGAATTACTGAGCAGCCAGCGCTACATATACATTAATCTGGCGTAGTTCGAATGCTGGAACTAGAACAAGTTCTACATCTGCTTCACCCTGAACTTGTTGGGTGGGTGTAGAGGTCACGATTGCATCAAACCGCTGAATATATTCTGCTTTCTTTAGTTTAGTAAGCGCCTGGTCAATTGCAGTCTCGAGAGCAGCTAGTCTTGCACCAGTAATTGGCTCACCAATGAAAGGTTCAGCCGCTTGACGGACTGCATCAATACATTCCTTAACAATACGAATTGTAGTAAGTCGTCTATAATCACTGTCTGGCCGTGCAGCAGTTGGTGCATCAGCAACAACATTCCCCTTACTCTTCTGCTGGAACATAACAAGACGCTTACCAGCAAGTAGGTCATGTTTTGCAGCACTAACTCTAAACGGTAGTCTAACTCCTGGAATTACCTTGTTGGTTGGAGCACTATTACCAGGAAGTTGACTATAGAAACCAGCATATACAGCAGCTCCACTTGCTACATATGAAGTAGCATGGGTAGAGTTGGATAGAATGGCCTGTGCCCCAATTACAGAAATATACTTACCAATATCAACTAGATGATCATTACGGTCATACTGTTGAGCACCATCTGGCCAACCATCATCGGTAGCAATAAACCCACCGTCAGCAAGTCCAGAAATACCCATAATTACATGGCCGGGCATACCATTATATGCTCTCCGACCAGCAAGCCACTTAAGACCAAGTAGACCAGAACCATTTGTGGTGACTAATTCATAACCATTACTATCTTCATCGGTATCTGGTTCCTTACCAACCCATGCAGATACATCCTTCAAACTCCAACTTGCTGGAGGAAGTACACCAATAACACCAGTCATTTCTTGGTTATCTTCTGATTGCCGATAACAGAAGTCGGCTAGTTGATAACCAAAATTGGCTTCATGGTAATCAGATGTAGTTAGAGCAGTAGCATATGCATCTCTGGTGTAATTAGCACTACCTACACTCGGCCAAATTTCTGCTACACCGTCATTGTTTATATCCCACCAGAAATACCATTCACCTTCATATTCTTGAGCAAATACCTTCCCTAGTACGTCATTAGAAGTTCCAGGAGTTGGGTAACTTGCTACACCGGAAAAAGTAGCTGGCGTAAGTGCAGCAACCTGAGCAGTTGTCATATCACAAACATTTAGGTCGTCTAAATAGGCATTCATTGGAACAACAATATCTAAATCTTCATTCTCTAGTAGTTTGTAGGCCTTATAGAGTTCTTCAAAAAGAGCCATACGAGAAAGAAGAATCCCATCCTCTCCAGCAGTATAAACTGCTCCACCAACACCATTAGCAGCAGCAAGAGTAAGAGGTACTGCAGCAGTCCCTATGTCTGCTCTCCCGCCACTGCCAGGTAGGCCCACAGTGGCACCGGTAACAGAAACTTCATTCTCATCAATAGCAGCAGATGGATAGGCTGGACTATTGTCATAGACTAATAGACCGTCAGATACTCTCCAAACATAGAGACGTTCTGCGTCATCATCCCAGAAAATCTGGTAATCTATACCTGCACTAGCGTCCTTGGATACCGTCTCAATGGTAATTCCGCCGCCAACACTTACTAGTCTTGCAGCCTCAGCGCCTACTCGATAGAGACGAATATTTGATGCTCCACCAGCAACTACCTCATACAATCCACGGACTAGAGTACCATCATTCTTTCCAAACTCTTGAGCAGCCTCAGAAACGCTATTGACTCTGTAAAGCGTTGAGGAGTCTCCCCGTGGCGAAGTTCCAATAACTAGCACTACCGGGTTCTCACTAGTTGAATTGACAGAAAGATTCCCATCAATCAGATATGGGAAGATTCCAGGCAGATTCTCATAAGCCATCTACATGCCTCCTATGTAGTAACTACGCGCGCGACGGCTAATCTAATAATCACTTGCTCAAGTTCCTTTTCGCTAACAGCCCGTAGTTTCTCGGTACGAATAAAAACATCTATACTAATGCCATATATTCTATTGTTTTGTACTTCTTCTAACATATTCGGCCCTCTACCATCATAGAGAAGCCTATTTACACCTGCTGAAGTAAAGTACCATTGATATTCTTCTAAGACCTCTTCGAGCCATAGGGCTCTCTGAAGCGCCGTCTTATTTGTTCTAGCCCAACAGGTTAAGCGAACAGTATTATCGTAAAAATAACCTAATATTGCTCGTTTATATCCTGGGTTGTCTGGGTCCTCCTTAATTTCTCGTAAAAGAGGTTTAATATTTCGTACTTTACTAGATAACTTTCTCTGTCTCAGCGATGTCCTTTCCATAACCCCCGGATCACGATCTACTAATTCTGCAGTAATTGCCTCAAGTTGACTTGGTTGATCTGGTTTGCTATATAAATAATGAACACGCGCATCTGCATTTACATTTGTTCTTGTCTCATAATCTTCAATTGCATGTCCAATAAGTTCCATAGCCTCGACAATTTCTTTCGCTGTTCCTGGTGTTGTAGTTCTATTACCAAATGTCTCAGCATTACGGATAATTCTATTAAAAAGAGTACCTGCTTCTACTTGAACCGTGGGTCTTGCAGTAATTAAGTCTGTCGATAAGATATCTTGTCGTAAACGAGGTTCAAAAGTCATTACTCAAGCTCCTCAAAAGACGGAGCATTTAGGTATTTTCTTTCCTCCCTATAGGTAAATACTTTGAAATACTCCAGTTTTCCATTATCTGATCTATATTCCCACGCAGTACCTATCCTGTATAATGCACGTCTTACATAAGGACTTACTGGATCTCCGTTATCATCTAGGGTGATTTCTATCAACTTGTCATCCTTAGTGATTGCGGCACTATACCTGATATAGAATACTACAAGAGGGATGTTTAGCAAGCCCGGGTCAATTTGTGTATCTCGTAGGGCATTTGCAACCGGGCGTGCTTCCAGGGTTTTATAGAAAGTGACGAGTTCCTCATCAAAGAGTACCCCTTCCCCCATGCAAACTGGACACCAACGATCTTTATCGGGCTCCTGTGTAAAACTATCTACACAACCACAAGCAATCAGGAGACCATTATTTGTCGTTCGTCTCATTCTCCGGAGTAATCCAGTCTGTTTCTTGGCAACTTCAGGATAAAAGCCATCCATAGTATGGATAAACTCTTCTCGCATATTTGGTTCTGTGGTAATAGTGCTACCATCGCCATAGTACTGCCAGCCAGGTGTACTACTGCCCCAGAGATTTCTAGGCATCATATCGCCCCTTCCCCTTACGGGGATTAGACCAGATATTCCAGTAGCGACGAGTAGTTGTAGTATTAGTGACTCTAGTATTTGCGGCTGGGAAAGTAGAAGTATTCCAACCTCTTCCAATAGGAGGCTTATCAGGGTCAAGTTCGCCCTTGACTACCATACTTGGGGTTTGAACAGCTCGTCCACCAGCATTGAGAATAGGTTCAAGTTTGGTTAGACAGGCTACGGCTTTATCAAGAGCATCAGATACTCCGGCCTGGTATTCTACACGAAGATCACCTAGTTGCTTAGCACGTAAATTATTCTTTACTCCTACTGTATTTAGTAGGAGGGTTTCTTGCGCTTTGCAACATGTCCAACGAGACCTAACATACAGATAATAGGCCTCTGCAATATAATCTGCATTCCAAGTTAGGGCATCAGCCTGGAGGCCACCTTCAAAAATAGCAAAATTAATAGTGTCATCCGCGACTGTGCTAAGATATGCACCTATCTCGAGTTGTATCTTCCGTAAAGTACAGTAGTAGGGATTGTATGTAGTAGTGAACCAGAAGTCATAATCTGAAGCAAGAAAGGTTCCAGTTGTTGAAGCAATAGAACTGTCGAGGGTGACTGTTACTAGATTGTTTTCAAGTAAATACCCTGAAGCTACTGTAATAGTAATAGTATCTCCAGATACCTGAGGATCAGCAACACAGACTCCAGATGCAGGAATCTCTATATCACCATTAACAGATTCTGTTACTACAGTAATTGAGATACCACTCACTACAGTTGCTGGGTCAATATCATCTGACATTACAACAGTAATAGTATATTCACCGTCAGGAATAGTTTGATGAGAAGCGCCATCTGATGGATCAGTACTCTCAACCTCAAACAACTCAGCAGCTGTTGCAGTTGCTGTTGCATCTTCACCTATTAACGTAGTAGCAACTGTATCTGGTAGTTCCTCTATACTACCGCTACCAGTCTTGAAAACCCAAACGATATTACCTTCAAATATATCTCTAGGCTCTACCAGACATGTATATCTGTCTCCTATTTCAAATACGCCATCGCCAAAATAAACATAGACGCCATCCTTTAGGAGAACACCAGTTTGTTTAGTCTTAATGGGTGAAGAAATAATAAACGGTGCCGAACTCTTCCAGTAATGGAAAATAGCAGTGTCTGCCGCCCCACCAGCAGTAATTTCTACATTAAATGTATCAACTATAGTACCCGTATAGGAACCACCAGTAGTAATCTCACCATTACCGATATTTGCTACATTGGTAATGGGATCAAAGACTGTCCTGGTAGAGATACCTGTTTGTAGACTATCAGTACTATCTTCATCACCAGTTAGGTAGACAGTATAGTCAGTATTGGGAGCTAGTCGTTCTGTAGGTGTAAAAATAGCCTTTGAACGATAGAGTAGACCAGAGCCAACTGTATCTTGTGTACTAACTACTAAAGTTGGATCAGTAGTACTGATTCTCTGGAAAGTAATAGTTCCCTGAACAATACCATGATACCCAGGAGATTGAAGAATTTCTTCTTCAGAACCAACACTTTCATAATCATGATATAGTAAAAGATCTGGGCCAGACCAAGTATCAAAATCAGGACCCTCAACGAAGAAGTTCCCTGCCTGGACTGCAGCCTCATCTATTTCTCTATCGAATAAAACCCAAATGGTATCAGTGGTTATGATACCAATACCTGACATTGCTGGATGGTAAAGGTCTACAATATCAACAATGTTAGCCAACTCTCATTCACCCACCTAGTGATTTACCAGAAGCAAGGTCAATGAGGTCTTGCTCTGTTAGTACTAAGGTTTCTACCTCTGATTCTACCACGTCTTCCAGATAAGTCTCATCAGCAGGTTTTGGCAACCTGATGGCCGGTTCCTTCTCTGAAGCCTCTATACTCTTCTCTAATATCATATGAATACGTTTTAGACGTTCCTCAACAAACTGTATAACACCGAGCCGTGCTCGCCCCTTTTTCTCTATTTCTAGAAAAATTCTAAATACTTTTGGGTCTTTTTCTTTTAAAAGAGCAGCCTTTATTGCCCTATAGGATAGGGTAGCAAGGTATTCACACCTCTCGGTAATCTTCTTTGTCTTCTGCTCTGCCTTAACTTGTGCTGCTAAGAAGGTTTCCTGTTCTTCTTCTTCAGCTTTCTTTTCAAGATATTGCTTAACCTCAGGTGGTGGCTCCTCTACCTGTTTTTGCGTCAGATAAATAGCATGTAAATCCTCAAAACTTTCAGACGCCTCTATCTGTTGATTTCGCATAGAGAGAAGTATTTGTCTTTGTTCTGTTGAAGTGAGGACCCTGAAATCTATCTCTACAGGACCTGGCTGTTGGCAAGTAAGAGAAACCTTGAGTTTTTTGGGTTCTCCAAGAAACCACATTGGAGGACCTTTTGGAAGCAACTTAATCTGCATTATAACTCTCCTTTCTAGAGAGTTTACCTAAATATAGAAATAGCCTCCAGGTTTTTCTGAAGGCTATTTCGTGAGGGCACTAGTTTTTCAGATTCTCAAGTTTCTAGAGGGTTAGTGTTGCAGTAGGAGCAATACGACCAAGGTTACCAGATACATCGATATGCGCCTGAACTGGCATAGCGATCTCGTTGGGTACAACGTGGACGTTTGACAACTTCGCAATTGTTTGGCCTTCGTGGAGGATAGCAATGCCATAACGTTCACGAATCTTGATCTTCCGAATATCTACTCGTGGGTCATTCCATTCCTCTGTATTGATATCCTCATCAACAATGAGAACACCAAGTTCTGTACTATCAAACATATAGATGTCAGTAAGCTTACGCCGTGCATCAAATGGAACAAATGGAGATACAATAATCCGGAATGGTTGTCCAAAGTAGTTTGGTAGTACTGGAGCACCAGTCTGTGTCTGTGAATAACCAGCAGCCATAGTAGCCGCTAGACCACTTGGAGAGTTGGCTACTCCACCTGAATAACCTCCACTGGTTTGTCCAGGAACAATGTTCTGGCCTGAACTAACACCTAGTCCACCTTGCCCAGAATTATCCCAAGGAGCACGAGTAGCAGGATTACCAGTCCAGCTAGCATAGAATGTCCCACCACCGGCAGCCATTGCGAATGCACGTAGTTGTGCATCCTTGATAAACATGCCCCAGGTTAGAGGATGCATTAGAAGAGTATTGGGCATGAAACCCTGCATAATAACCTGTGAGAATGTATCAAAGATATCATCCATGGTAACCGCACCATTCGCATTACCTTGGATATCTCGACCTGTGCAAACCCCAAACATTGAATTAGCTGGAGTTAGGTTGTCAAAGGCTGACATACCCATTGCTCGAATATAGTTGAAGATTTTCTCTTCCTTCCAACGAGCAAGAGCACGACCAGCAGTACGGAGACTCAGTCCAATAACGTCGAACTGACTATAACGAACCATCTCATCAGTAACACGAACTGCAATACCACTCTTACCAATAGAGGCTGTTACAGAAGCTCCACCCATACCCCATGACTGTTCAGGATATTCCTGACCTTCCCCGATATCAGCCGCATACATAGCACCAATAGCCGGGAAGGTAATGGTTTGCCCATAACTATAGTTGATACGTGTAAGCAGCGATGTACCTACTAGTAGTGGCTCCGCAGCCTCCTTAACAATATTGGAGATAACCTTTGGAAAAAGTAGAGGCGCGCTAGGGACGCTCATCGCGTCTTCTAGAGTAATCCTTTCCTTCTTATTACCTGGAGTTAGTGCTCCATTACGGTCCCAGAGAGCGCGTAGCTCTGTGGCATCCTTAATTTCGAGCTGCTTAGACATTATTGAATTCCTCCTAAGAGCTGATCAATTTAACTTATCGGCTAATCAGGTTAACAATAGCAAACTGATTTGCCGCACCAGCATAACTTACTAGAGTTGAGTATCCCTGGTTGGCTGACCCAGGCATCTGGTCCATCTGACCAAGATTTGCAGTTGCAGAACCAAGAGTTTGGTTAGCCATAGTACCTGAAGAATCGGTATTGAGTGCTGTATACGCAGTCCTTACATACTCTAGGTATCCCTTGGGCTCGCTAACTATAGCCAGTACTTGACCCATGCAGTTAGCAGGGGTAGCCGAAGCAGGTAGCAGATATGCCCAGTTAGACCCAGTAGTAGTCTGTAGTAGATCACCTGGTAGTATTACAGTAGTACCAGCAAGAATACAACCAAACTGGGAAAGGTTAGCAGGAACTGTACCATAGTGGTAATACGTAAGGGTAGTACCACCAGCAATCGGCATACTAGTGCCGCCCCAGCTATATACAAATAGAACACCTACATCGTAGTCAACCCAGTAATCCCCAGCAGCAGTAATGGCACCCATTGAAGTGCGCTCATTGACTAGAATAGTAGCATCTGAACACGCAAGCGTAGTCCGTGCTGTATTCTTAGCAACTGGAAGATTAGCAAGTGGTAGAGCAGCAACATTATATGCATTCAGACAGGGATAAAGACCTGTAGTTGCACTATACCGTGCTGTACCCTGAATCCATGTAAGATTGCGCCAACCATCGGCAGTACCAAAGGTAATAGCAGTCCCATTCCAGGCGTGAGACATAACTTCCGAAGTAACCTGACCTGGAATGAGTGGGAGCTTGATTACATAGTCACAAAGAACGGTGACCTGATGCTGCATATTATAGTTATGGAAAGTATAATTTGCAGGATTAAAACCATCGCCGCCTGCATGCTTTAGGAATGGCATTGGAGCAACACCAATTGGTACTGCTGAAGGTAGCCATGCTACACCCCATTTACCCATGAATGCAGAAGTTACACCGACACCTGCGTTGGCTGCAGTCCAGCCGCCGCCTCGGGCACCAGTCAACTGAGTAAGAGTCACGGTCTTGGCTTGAGTTACAGCAACACCAGTTGCAATGTCAATCGTACCAGCAGTAACGTCAAATGCGGTATAAACTACTGTAGTAGCCGCACCAGTTACATATGCAGCCGGGACAACAAAGCCATCTTGATCTAGACCAAGGATCTTCCCTGGCATGACTACAACCCAGTTTTCGTAATATTTATCAAAGAACGAAACGGGAAGCCACTTTGCAACCTGAAATTCATGCGCTGGGCGCATACCTTCAGAGTGCTCGATATCCGGGATTATATTACCTACATGATCCCATGGCTTCATGTTCCCGGTATACTGTCCAACAGTATTAAATGACATTACATATCCTCCTTAGGACTGGTCAGTTTCCAAAGTCTTGAAAGGACTCTCTATTGGAATAATGCCTTGTTTCTTTAGATTATCAAGCCAGGCGTCCGCTGCAACCTGACCATTTCTCATCCTAACATATATATATTGTTCGTAAATCGTCTTCAATTGCTCCACGCTAGTTTCTGAAGTAGTATGTCTTACTGAATTATCTTGTTTTAGTGTAGGATCTTCTACCTCACCACTTGGATTATTTGCAAGACCAGACTTTAGTTTACCAATGATTACAGTAAGGTCAACACGTTTTGTATAATCATCTAGAACTGTTGAGCAATCTTCTAGAGATTTACTAGCAAATTCCGTAGTGATTTTATCAACATCCACTTCTTCACAAGCCAAGCGCTTCAAGTCAATCAACTTTTCAACCTTAGCTTGCTTAACTGCACTTTGACTAGTAGCCAGTGCATCATTAAGATGATCTACATCTTGAACTAGACCAGTATTGGTTTGTTCAAGATTTACTACTTTTGCCTCTAGAGCAACCTTCTCATCCTTTAGGACTGAAAGTTCTGCTTCTGCTGAAGAGTTTTCAACTTTTAGGCCGCGCTCTTCCATAACATGTAGAAGACCATGGAACATTTGTTGAAGTTCACTATCTTCAAAAGAGTCAAAATAATCAGGTAGGAATTGTCCTACATCGAAACTATCCTTGCTCTTACCATCAAAAGGACAACCAAGACGGGCGGCCTTTCTGCGAATACAAGCAACGACTGAAGATGATTCGTTATACTTCTTGGCATAGGCCATGGCAGACTTAGCATGAGAACAATCTGGAACGGGATACTTACGCTCTCCTGGCTTGCAGAATGTAGATGTAGACATCTTTTTCCGTGCTGCAGAGGAAAGTTTGGCATCCATAACTATCTTAGTAGCAAGTTTCTTTTCGTCTTCATTTTGTGCTAATTCCACTAGGGAATAAAGCATTTCGACATAATGACGACCGGCAGGGTCATCACCAACTAGTTCATCATAACTTTCACCAAAGAATACTTTAACTATATCTTCTTGAACTGTCTCTTCCTTCTTGATTTCATCCTTTTGTGTTTCTACTGGATTTTTAGTTTCAGTCGTAGAAGGTTTTGCTTCATCCTTAACTTCAGACATTCGCCCAGCCTCCTCTGTATAGTTATCGAATATTAATGCTACTTCTGGTAGTGTACCACTATTCCCTACTTGTATAAAGTCTTGACCGGCACTATTGTTAATTTCTATTACTTTAGATAGGGTATCTGCAGGTTTATTAACAAATGACCACTCTTCATACTGTAGATTGCCAGCAACAAGAAAACAGAGTTTTCCATCATGCATTTCACCTAGTTTGTGATCACAAGGTCCTTCGTCTCCTGCCCAATCTTGCTGACAAATAGAACAGGTAGCACTATCTGTACTTGCTCCCACAGAACCAGTAAGATAGCGTTTATCCAGGATTTTTTGAATGGCGGTTGGGTCTGTAACATCAATGATTAATTCAATATATCCCAACCCTTCATACGTAGGATCTGTAGAAATTACCAGGTCATTAACAAGTCGATCAACAAAGTCGAGAGTTGCTTTCTTGGAAAGAATACCTTGGATAAAGGCATCTACTGTACTATCTGTAATTTGGCTAGAGAATTTACCCTTTTTTAATTCATCTTTGAAACTAATAGATAGATCTACGTAGTTGGCTGCAAAGACCCTACCAACAGGATCATTATAGCTATCATGATGAACTAGAATGGGCTTAGCAAAAGGTACTGTCCATGTCGAAACCCCCGCCCTCATCTTATCAGGTAAATATAAACCCTTATTCCGGGTGAGACGACCAGCATGAGTTGCTGCTACATGAACTCGTAGAGGATGTGTAGTATTGCCAGCAAGTGCTTGCTGATTATAAAAATCTCTCTCCTCAGCCGAGGCGTCAATTTGCTTGATAGCAAAATTATCGGTAAATCTAATAAAGTTAGGCATCTTACTTATATCCTCCAAGGCTATTTTAACCTAGAATTGCAAATCGCAAAGGCCGATGATTTGATCCTGTCAGCATCCCAGTCGGGATGTTCCTTACGAAGACTAGCCTTTACCTTGAGAACACAACGTTCTAATTTGGCTCCATCTTCTACTGGTGAATTTTGTATAATCTCAAGACCACATTTACATGAAGCATGTAAAGGAGGAATATCATCTAGAGTAGTGTGATTTATATGTTCTTCTCGAAGAGAAGCGGCCTGGCATCTATCACAACTATCAGAAGAAACAGTAATACTAATACTATTATCACTCCCTAAATAACGAAGTCCAAAAACTATACCATAATTATAGGCTTTCTTGAGTTCTACGTCGTATATGAAATCAATCCGATAGTGAAGAGTATCAAAAGCCAGTCGCGCCTCTGCTACCCAAGCCTTTTCAAATTCTGATGGTGCAATATTGAGAGTCTCGACACGGTTATTTATCAATCTAATGGTTTGAACAGCCAATCGTTCAATTAAAGCCGTTGTTCTATTGAGAATTGCTTCACGGGCTGTTGTAAGAAAATCCACCGCGCGGCTCGCCAGCCCACCAGTAGCTTGATTAAAACCATTAATTAATTCTACTGATGTCGCCGAACCTAGTTGTTTTGCGGCTTGGCCAGCCCAAGCTCGAGCATAAGCAAGAAGATAGTCTCTATCAAGTCGCCCAGTTGTTCTTACTCCTTGGCGTATATTATCAATAGTATCTTCTTCAAACTGTGTAAATAAACTACCCAGGAAGTGATCTTTTTTTGCACGAGAAACAGGAGGACGAGCAGCGGCTTTTGCCTTGGCCTCTTTTTCAAGATTCGCCTCAGTCTCTTTCTTAGATGTATCTACTTCCTTACTCGTGATAGATAGACTTCTAGAGGCAAGTGCAGCCTGTGATGCTACTGAATATGGTTCATCTACAGCCTTGATTAGAGCAAGTGGCTCTTCGAATAATTTCCAGTATGTATTGAACCATTCTGGATTCTTGGTTGGGTCCTGATCGTTTGGATCTTCCGGAACTGTGATAGGTTCTCGGCCCATTTCTGTTCTGAATTCACTGAAGGTTATACCATTTGCCTTGAAGACCTCAATATAGTGATTTTCAAGATCAATCTTATTTAGAATATCTATTTCTTTAAATTTAAGGTGGACCATGTTCTCTTCTTCAAGAACATTGTCCCCAAAAGTAGATTCCATAAGGAGTTCACTGATAACATGGTGATCCCACTGATCTTCTAATGAATCCTGTATAGCCTTAACCGAATCAACTAAAGCCCGAGAAAGTACATTTGCAGTGGCGCGATTTGCAGTCTGTCCATCACCCATATCTACTTCTGAAACACCTAAACCGGCAAATACTCGCTTCTTGAAATGAGTAAGATAACCCTCTGCTCTCACTGCTCTACCTTCAGCACCAACTGCTGTTATTTCGTGGTAACCTGGTGTAACAATACCACCCTCAAGAGGCATAAGGCGGATTTCGTCTTTTACGACATCAATCTCACGTCTCCCATCTTCTGTTAATCCAGCAGGATGAGTTTCATCTCCAACTTTATATTGGAATAGAGGGAAAAGATGTTGATATAACAACATCTCTACATTCTCTTCAATCTGACGGAGCGCACGAATATCATCCAATACAGGTACAAGAGTGGGAACACCAAAAAGGAAACCTTCTCGACGATCTATTACAAAGTGAATAACATCATCTGGTTGATAGTCCTTAATAGCTCCATCGGGAAGTTCTTGTCTCCAGCCAAGTACTTTTCCTGTATCCTTATCTATTTCTACATACATAGTCTCTGGTGCGGCAGGAAAATACGCAGCAACGGGCTTCTTTAGTTTACCAGCCGCGTTTCTGTATGTTCTACCACCAGAAGCTTTTACATCACGAACTTTGATGAGATAAGCATTTGAAACTCGAATCAAACTATGTGCAATACTTTTCAGTAATTCTATATGAGGTAGATTACTTGCTCGGGCAATCTGAGCAAACCTAGTCTTGGTATAACGAAGTGTATCTTGGTTGGGGCCTGTGTAAGCCAATCCTTCTTTAAACATCAATCCTTGTTTCTTCTTAAAGGACTGACGAACATATGCATCTACATCTTCTACAATACCTATCTCTGCTAGGTCATATTCTGGAGCAACAAATTGGCCTCTACCAGAAGTATAGCCTTGTGCATACTTCAGAACCTTTGGGTTCACAACAGGAATTTGAGATATAGGTTTAGTTGTAGGTTGAATATTACGAAGAACTACTGGAGGTGCATCCTTGATAGATACCTCCTCCTGTTGTATCTTTTTAGCTCGAGTAATTTCAAGACCAAATATTTTCATAATTATGAGGACTTATCCAACTCAGCCATCCATCTATTAACTTTATTAGCCTCGGCTACGGGTGTATCTAAGCGACAGGGTAGAGTCTTTGTAGTAGGAACTGTAAGAGCCTGAGATATTTGTTGTGTTGTCTGGGTTATAGTAGGGCTAAGTAGATCCTCTCCCTCAAATTCAAACACATTTCCGTCACTTGACAAGATAGAAACGTCGAGAGATGCTACCTTCTCATCAACATGAATAAGGCCTTTATCATCTACCCACATATTGAAGGCAGATTGTGGATTGAGGAAGGTATTAAAGAAATTGTCTATAGCATCAGTACTTGGCGTTTTACCATCACCACTACATGCATCATGACCTTGGGCCATTGCTGTAATAACAGCTACAATGAAGGAAATCATCCTAATTATAGTGAGTTTACGCATAGATAGACGTAAATATGTAGCATCACCAAGACCAAATTCACCCAACATTGCCTTGATTTCTTCAATATAGAAGGCAAGACGATTCTTTAGTTTCTGTATAGCCTCATCAACTAAATCTGTGAGTTCTTGTAAACTTGACTTGAGACCAGATGACATAGAATTCATTTGGGAATACATATCGTCTAGTTCATCTTGGACCTCTTGAGTACCTGTTTGTGTAGTTGAGGTAATTGCTACAGTCTCACCCTTAAAGTTAATCTCCATATTGAGTTTATTTATCTGTTGTTCAAAAGCATCCACTACACATTCTAGTGGACTAGTGACCAGTAAAACAAATTGGTCCAATAGGGTAGTCATAGACATAAATATAGGAGCAAAGATAGGCGCAATCATTTGTGCTAAAAGATCGATGAGACCATCAAGATCTGGCACATCTAATAGCAGAAGAGCCATTAGTGTTGCTATCAAACGCTGAAGGTCTGGAATACACATGAAACTGAGCATATTGAGAAGATCACAGAAATTGTCATATTCAAGCAAGTTCTGGAGCATATCAATTATACTCATGAGCGAGGCTAATTTATTCTCAAGATCGTCTTCTAGAACACCAAGTAAATCTGTTGTAGGATTCAATTCCAGAAATGCAGTTAAACGTAGACTACAGGGAATACAGTCTTTAGCCCAGTCTAGAAGGGTATTACCAAAACTAGATCCAAGAGTAGAAGATGAAGTCTTGCCAGCATTAAAAGACTGAAGTAACGAGTCAAACGAAGTGGAAGTAGTTGTACCACCAGTTGTAGAATTAGGAGAAACACCGGCCGAAGTAGCCAAATCAGAGGCTTGTGTATTTGCAGTTGCGGCAGCATCCTTTGGAGACTGAATATACGAAGAGAGAGAAGTAATAGCCGAATTACTAAATAGTTGCATATTACCTAGTTGTCTATTAAAGGTAGCAAAAACAGCAGCTTCAGTAGGGGTTGAATGCGCGGCTCTTTCATAAGTTCTAGCAATCAGAGCACAATCTTGTGCATCTGTCCCAAGATTAACCGTTTCTGGGTCAACCTTGCTCATATCTATAGTACGTAGATCAATAACAGTACTACTAGCCATGCTTCTTAGTCTTCTCGTGAGCAGCCACTTGCCCCTTTGAATTGGCTGTCACCATAGGCTCCATAAGTTTAAAAAGAGAAACAACTGCTTTCTTCTGAAAGTCTTTCAAATCAACGGGTTTCATTGCCATTGGATTAGAAATTTCAGCACGAAGAGCACCAGGCTGAGAACCATAACCACCAAAACTAGTGGTTGTAGGATCGGCTTTCGCTGCCTTAATATCCGCAGATGTAACGGCAAGAGGAGAGAGACTAGCCTTATTCATGCAGGCTAGTGCATCTTTATACATATCATACGTAATTTTCGATGCATCTTTATCTGGAAACTTTCTCTTAATTGCTGCAATTGTTGCCTGGTCTTGTAAACTATCTAACTTTACGTCCAAGCCACCTTGGGCTTTTACCCTACTATCAATCTTCTTCTTTACGAGATCTATAATTTGGTTGACCCGTTTATAGCCATTAATTAGTGCTTCTGTTTTTTGTCTAGTAGTTTCTATATCAGTAGAAGCAGGTTTGGTAGATGTATCAGTTAGATATTCATCTGGTGGTTCTTCCCATTCAATACGTGGTCGATAATGCAGAAGATGATCTTCTTCTGTAAAATCCAGATTCTCGTCAAGAGGCGCACTTTTCTTATCAACAGATCCAGCCATTAGTAATCTACCATTCCTTCAACAGCAGTAATTCTAATATAAACCGTTTTAATAGTTTGCAGCAACTGTTTAGCCGGCACAGCAACCCTAATCCAAAAAGATAGATAAGTTGCAGTATCCCCCATGCTAGAAGAACCCAAGTTATCAGAAAAAACTAAGTAATTACTAGGATCTATATTATACCACTCAGCCTCAGATGGAGGAAGATCTGAAATCATTAATTTCCATTCCCATCCATGCACACTACCATCAATATGTTGAAAGGAGTCGGTATCAATTAAACTGATACCAATATTTCTATAATACCTATCTAAATTATCATTCCTGATATAGAGTTGTTTCGTAATAGCCCCACCGGTTCTTCCATCAAACGTGACTACAAATGGATTGTAATTTGTATAATCATCTGTAGATACAGATAATTTTGCAGAACTAATTGGTGCATCATATAGAGCAAGAGTCATGATTGATTCTCCTAAAACTTCTTGCGTCTTGGTGGTTCTCTACGTGGAGAACCCAAAACACGTTGTTTTGCTCGTTTCCAGGCTTCTGAGTTAGTTGGTACCTTTGGAGGTGGTTCATCTCTAAGAAAACCTGGCCAATCCCATAGTCTTACAGGAGTAGTTCCAGTAGACAAATGAGATCCAGGTATAGATTTCTGTTGACCGGGAACCCGATCACCTCCCAAACCTTCTGCTCGACCCACTGGAGGTTCTTGCTCCTTTACTTTCCTATGTGGATTAGGCCTCGGCCGATCCTTACCTCCTGGGTATGGATCAGATGGAGTATTGAAAAGTCCCAAGCGCCCCGTAAAGGCAATGTGAGTATCTCCCTTGGGTTGACCAAATTCAGTCTTTTCTAATGTAAAGGCTACAAGAGATAGATTTACCGCATCAAGCCAGTGATCCCCAGCGCTTTCATTCCTCTGTTCATATACAGGAACACCACTACTCGACATCCTCTTCACGATATAACCAAGAAGTGCTGCGGTATATTTATCATCTGAACGAGGATACTGAATCCTCATCTGTTCAAAACGTCTAACTGAATTTTCTACAAGAAATGCTTTTGCGGCTTTCTTCATAGGAAGTTTTGAGAAAGGATCAAATGTTTCAATGGTTCCACCAAAATCATACGCCTTGACAATAAACCTCAAGTTTTTATCGGCAAGAAAACCATCCAATTGCATAGCGGCTTGCCCACCAAAAAGTTTTAGTATTTCCTCCTGTGTATTGTGTAGAACAACTCCGTTCCCGACAAAGGAATGTGATCCTTCTACTTCTATATCTAGTAAACCACTGATATTTCCGAGATCAGTTTTTCTCCGTAGTGGAACAAAAACATAATGCTTTGTTTCTATAAATCTTCTTCTGTTTACTCTTTTAGGGTTTTTTAGAGAGAACCCCAAGAAGGTATTAATTTTATTTATGATATTCGATTCGCCCTGAATAATCAGTCTTAGTTGATTTTGATGTTTTTCTGTTCTTTTGGGAACAAAATATAGATTAGACAAAACACCAATATTTATAAAAACCTGTCTAAGTTGCATAATAAGACTATAACTTGTAAGACTTATTTCTATCCCAATTTTCTGCTTTTCAATGTCTTC